TCAGTCTGACTCTCACTCAGTAAACATTCCGTCTGATGGCATTCGTGTCAGCGACATCTATGTTTCTGCGTTTACAAACATCACCGCTATGACGGTGTTCTATAATTAAGAGGTTCTCATGGCTCGTGAAGTAAGTTCTATATCCAGAGTCGGTACTAGCGAGCCGTTTGAGCTTCAAGTTGCTCGTGGGCAAATATCATTCCACAAAACTGTGTTTAAGTTTGGTTACAACGCTGTTGTTGGATCTACAAAAGAAACCATCTGGGAACAAGGTGGTTTATACGCTTATCCTGCATCAGCAACAGTAATGACTCTATCAAGCAGTTCTGCTAACGACACTGCCGCAGGAACGGGTGCAAGAACAGTAGAGGTTTTTGGCTTAGACGCCGATTACAACGAAATAAACGAAGTTGTGACCTTGAACGGGCAAACGGCTGTTAATACCACAAAATCTTATCTGCGTATAAATCGCGGCATTGTTCGCAGTGCAGGTAGTGGTGGCGCAAATTCTGGCACAATTTACGCAGGAACAGGTACGGTTACATCTGGGGTTCCAGCTAATATTTACCTGACCATAAATGGGGATGGCGACAACCAGACATTGATGGCCATTTGGACAGTTCCCGCAGGATATACAGCGTTCCTTACGAAGATGAGTTTGTCCACAGGCACGTCTACTGCCACCAAAGCTCTTTTAAATGCTAGTCTTGTTGCTAGGCCATACGGAGAAGTCTTCCAGATAAAAGAAAGATTTACCCTGACAGATGGCGCACACGAACAATTTTATACCTACCCGTTAAAGTTCACAGAAAAAACAGACTTAGAGATGAGAGCATTTTCTTCTTCAGGGTCGGTTGACTTTAATGTCTCCGCGTCAATGGAGTTTATCTACATTAAAAATGGGGATGCCCTTTAATGGCTGCCAAAAAGGAGAAACCCATACGTCGTACCACCTCTGGCAAAGGGGCTAATTACCGAAAGACGAAGTCTGGCGCGGGTATGACGGAAAAGGGGGTAAAGGAGTATCGCAAGAAAAACCCGGGTTCAAAATTACAGACGGCTGTTACGGGTAAGGTTAAAAAAGGTAGCAAGGACGCGAAGCGTCGTAAATCGTACTGCGCACGTTCTGCGGGACAGATGAAAAAGTTTCCAAAAGCGGCGAAAGACCCTAATTCACGCCTAAGACAAGCAAGGAAAAGATGGAAGTGCTGATGGCTGACAAAAGTGTTCACGATTTGGAGTTGGAATTGGTAAAGTTTCAGACTCAACAAGATCATCTTGTGAAAAGCGTTGATACGCTTCAAAAAGACATGAAAGAAGTAAAAGTTACTTTGTTTCAGGCAAAGTGGATGATTGTGGGTGCTTTGGTCGTGGCTGGTTTGATGAATAGTGAAACTTTAATGGAAGCAATTATAGGTTTGGCAAGATAATGGCTTATTCACGCAAAGGTAAAGGCGCGTCCAAGAAAAGTAAGGGCAGCAAGATTTGTCCCGCCGGGAAAGCTTGGGCCGAGCGTACCTTTGACACGTATCCGTCTGCTTATGCCAACATGGCGGCCTCTAAATACTGCAAGGACCCTAACTACGCGAAGGGTGCAAAGGGGAAGAAAAGTGGGCGAGCTTAAAAAATGGCGGGACCAAGACTGGGTAAGGATAGGAACCGATGGTAAAATTAAAGGTAAGTGCGGCACTTCAAAGGATAAAAAGAATCCTGACAGATGCCTTCCAAGGTCTAAAGCGAGTAGTCTTTCCAAGTCCGAAAGAGCCGCCACAGCCCGTAAAAAGAAGCGCGAAGGCGCAAAAGGCAAAACCTTCGTCAAAAACACCAAAGCCGCGGAAGTCCAATTCAAAGCCCTCGGCGGCGCAATCGAAAAGCAAAAAGCCAAGAGGCCGACCCCGAAAGCAAACGCCCAAGGGGTCGTAGCAAGAGGTTGCGGCAAGGTGTTGTCAAATCGTCGTAAACGTACAAGGGGTTCTGTAAGCTGATGACTGCTCTTGCGTTCAAATACGGCCTTGAAAAAGACATTTACCAAGAGATTTTGGCATGGTCTGAGCATACGCTTCAAAAGCCTAATCCTTACTTTAACAACTTACCGGCCTGTCCTTACGCTAAAAAGGCATGGGCTGAAGGCAGCGTTGCAGTGCTGTTTAAGTATGAAAATAACTTTCAGACCGTGTACAGCACGGTTTCGCAGTTTGATGATGCCTTTGATCTCGTTATTGTAGTTGATTTGGCTTACAAAAAAGACCCTGATGCCTTTCACGATTACCTTGAGCAGATGAATGAGGCTATATCTCGTGGGTTCTTTATTGATCGCGACGTTTGGCTCATGGGCTTTCATCCTCACGACGATGAGAACGATTATTTGGACGAAGCGACTTTTGAGCAGCTTGTTTCGGACGAGTATGCTATGATTTTCATACAACGGTTGTCTAAGGTGTATAAATCTTCGCAACAACTCAAAGCCTTGGGATATTACGAAGAATATGCTAAAGATTATGATGTAGAGACAATCTTCGCACAACGCGAAACGCTATATAGGAGACTAATCGATGGCGATGAAACCTAAGAAAAAGATGCGTGGCGGGGCCATGAAGAAAATGCGCGGTGGCGGCATGGTTAAAAAGATGCGCGGCGGCGGTATGTTGAAGAAAATGCGTTCTGGTGGCGCGGTAAAGAAAAAGAAGTAAGAGATGACAACTTCTGGAAGCAAAGATTTTGAACTTGATGTAGCGGAGTACATTGAAGAGGCTTTTGAGCGTTGTGGCTTGGAAGTTCGTACAGGGTATGACCTGAAGACTGCAAAGCGTTCAATGAATCTGATGCTTGCAGAATGGGCCAACCGAGGACTTAATCAGTGGACAATCAAGCAGCGCACGGTCACTCTTACTCAGGGTGATGGTGACTATGACCTTGGAACGGACGTGATTGACATCCTGTCTGTCGTTGTTCGTAGAAGTAATACGGATTATGCACTGGATCGGATCAGTCGGGATTCTTTCTTATCTATACCCAACAAAACCACTCAGGGTCGCCCTTCGCAGTTTTTCTTGGATCGTCAGGTTACGCCAAACCTAAAAGTATGGCCGGTGCCAGAAAACGATACTGACGTGATTTACTACGATGCGTTGACTCGTATGGACGACGCGGACGCACAGACCAATACGTTGGATATGCCCTTTAGGTTCTACCCGTGCTTGGCGGCAGGATTGGCTTATTACATTGCTATGAAACGTGCGCCGCAACGCATACAGCTTTTGAAGGCTGTGTATGAAGAAGAGTTTGAACGTGCGATGGCGGAAGACCGTGATCGTGCATCATTTAACGTCGTGCCTCAGTACGAGTACTTTAGGACAACCTGATGCCAAAGTTTGCAACTGGTAAACACGCTTACGCTATATCTGACCGATCCGGTTTCCGGTATCGGTATAAAGACATGCGTAAAGAGTGGACCGGGGCTTTAGTCGGGCGTGATGAATACGAGCCAAAGCAGCCACAGTTGGGGCCGTTTCGCAAGGTTATCGACGCGCAAGCTTTGAAGGATGCAAGACCGGATGTCAAAGCCACGATGTCCGTTTATGTTGGTATACCTTTGGTAGAAGCTCCAAATTTAAGACCACCTCAAGGTTTTGGTCAAGTTGGCGCGGTTTCGGTAAATCTTATAGAAAACGCTTCAGTGTCTTTGACAGGAGTCGGTGTTACAGGGGGTGTGGGTGAAGCAACCACTGTACAAAGCACAAGCGTTTCTACGACAGGTGTTTCTGCCGCAACTTCTGTTGGTACAGCAAATGTTCCTACAATCACAGCAACCTATACAATGACCGTATCTAATCCCGGTTCTGGAAATGTGTTTTATCAAGACGGTGCGCAGCCGGGTTCTGCGGGTAGAGATGTGTATGAAGGGTTTACTTATCGTTATGACCAGTCTCATGTTTCAAATTCTGGTCATCCTCTGCGTTTTTCAACAACTCCAGATGGAACACATGGCGGCGGCGTAGAGTATACAACAGGCGTTACTTACAACGGTACTCCGGGTTCTGCGGGAGCGTATACACAAATTACAGTCGCTATTGGTGCCCCAACATTGTATACATATTGTAGCGTCCACAGCGGCATGGGTTATAAGGTGAATACGCTATGAGTTTTACATACGCACAATTAAAACAGGCTATTCAGGATTACACTGAAAACGACGAAACAACGTTTGTTAATAACTTGCCTTTGTTTATTCGTTTGTCTGAAGAGCGCATTTTAAAAAATGTGCAGTTAAGTTTGTTTCGTAAAAACGCAACGGCTACAACTACTGGAAGCAACAAGTACTTAGCGTGTCCAAGTGATTTTTTGGCACCGTTTTCTTTAAGCCTTGCAGGCGCGGATGGCGATAAGTTCTTTA